GCAAGACCCGCTTATCCAGATGCAGCAGATGGACCTCCAGATCAAGAAGCAACTGGCCGACCTCAAGGCACAGCAGGTCCAGCTTGAGCAGCAGATGAAGATGCAAGAGCTTCAGATGCAGCAGCAAGTGCGGATGCAGGAGCTTGACCTGAAATCACGCGAACTGGAGATGCGTGAGCGTCAGGCGGAAGCGGAGTCTGAGCGCAAGCAGACCAAGGACATTCTTGATGCTGCGGCGCGTCAGGATGAGTTGGAGCTTCGCGAGAAAGAGCTTGAGATGCGCGGTGAGTTGGACATGTCCAAGCACGAGCTTGAGGGCTTCCGCACGGGGATTGAACACATGCACCGGGCACAGGACCGGGAGCAGCGGGACGAGCAGAGCATTCGGCAGATGCAGTCCCAAGAACGGCAGCGTGCCGCACAACAGAAACAACCACAGGCCAAGCCCAAGAAGGAGGGTAAATGAGCCAGCAACCCGCTGTAATCCACTTGCTGAGCAAACTGGATGAGCAGTGCAACACCATCGTCGAGCATATATCTCGCGGTAACGTGAAGGATTTTTCAGAGTACCAGCGACTCTGCGGGGTGATTCAAGGTATCAACCTCTCAAAACAAATCGTGACTGACCTTGCAAAACGCCTAGAGGAGGGCGCGGATGAGTGATGTAAACGTCGAGAAGACGCAACAGGAGGCCGAGGATAAGGCAAAGCAGTTGCCCGATCCGAAAGGCTATCGCCTGCTCTGCATGGTGCCAAAGGTCGAAGAGACCTACGGCGAGACGGGCCTTATCAAGGCCAACGAGACCATGCGGGTCGAGGAGCAGACAACGCTGGTGCTATTCGTCGCCAAGATGGGCGACATGGCATACAAGGACACCGAGCGGTTCCCTACGGGACCGTGGTGCAAGGTGGGTGACTTTGTGCTCGTGAGGGCGTACTCCGGTACGCGGGTCAAGATTCACGGGACGGAGTGGCGCATCATCAATGACGACACCGTCGAGGCTGTCGTTGACGACCCACGCGGACTTTACCGCGCATAAGGAGCACACACATGGCATACGAAGAGTTTAAGTTTCCTGATGAGGTTGATCCGACGAAGAACGATATCGAGGAAAACGATATCCGGGTAGAGGTGGTAGACGATACGCCGCCAGAAGACCGGGGTCGCAAACCCCTCCCCCAGAATGTCGTTGAGGAACTGGAAGGCGACGATCTGGAGGAATACTCCGAGAAGGTGAAGAAGCGTCTCAGCCAGATGAAGAAAGTCTGGCATGACGAGCGTCGGGCTAAAGAAGCGGCGCTCCGGGAACGGGAAGAGGCTATTCGCTTCGCCGAGCAGGCTTATCAGGAAAATCAAAGTCTCCGCAAACGGGCAGGGACTGGCGAGAAATATCTCGCTCAGGAAATCGCTCGCTCCGCTCAGAATGAAATTGGCTCTGCCAAGGAGAAACTGAAGCAGGCTTATGAGACGGGCGATGCGGAGCTTATTGCGAATGCGCAGGAGGCTTTGACTGACGCCAAATTGAAGCTGAAAGAAGTTCAATTATTTTCTCCCTCTTTACAAGAAGAGGAATCAGGTGTACAAACGCCACAACAAGCACCAGCACCTCGCGTGCCTGTCGATCAAAAGGCAGAAGCATGGCGACAAAAGAACGAATGGTTCGGTGTTGACGAGGAAATGACCGCCCTCGCTCTGGGCTTGCACGAAAAATTGGTCCGTTCGGGAGTCGATCCGCGCAGCGACGATTACTACCGGCGTGTTGATGAAACGATCAGGAGACGTTTTCCTGAACGCTTTGAAGACGATGAAGAAGAGCGGAGGTCGAGAACCTCCTCTCGGAAGCAGGCCACTACGGTGGTTGCTCCAGCTACGCGGAGTACCGCGCCGCGTCAGGTCCGCCTGACACCATCGCAAGTTGCTCTGGCCAAGAGGCTTGGCCTGACTAACGAAGCGTATGCACGAGAATTGATGAAACTGGAGAACCAAAATGGCTGAGAGTCGTCTGGCACGAGAACTGGAGAATCGGGAACAACGCAAACGAGCGTGGGCTCCCCCGGAGACACTTCCAAGCCCGAATCCGCAACCGGGCTGGGTGTTTAGATGGATTCGGACCACCCTGATGGGTCAGATTGACCCAACGAATGCGTCCGCGAAGATGCGGGAAGGATGGGAGCCTGTGAAGGCTTCTGATGTACCTGAACTGATGATGTATTCGGATCCCAACGGCAACGCCCGTTTCAAGGACAACATTGAAATTGGTGGACTGCTGTTGTGTAAGGCCCCGGAAGAGATGCTGCAGCAACGGGCGGATTACTACGCTCGCCAAGCACAATCTCAGATGGAGGCTGTGGACAACAACTTCATGCGAACGAATGACGAGCGTATGCCGCTCTTTAACGAGAAACGCAGCACAACGTCATTTGGACGCGGAACTCGATCTTAACTAGGAGTTTCCTATGGCGGCTTATCCTATTGTTGACAAGCCCTACGGATTCCGACCGGTCAATTTGATCGGCGGGCAGGTATTTTCCGGCTCAACCCGGAATCTGCCGATCCAGTACGGCTACGCGACGAACATCTTCTTCGGAGATTTCGTTGTCCTGTCGAGCGGCTTCGTAACCCGCGCGGCAATCACCAACGGCACCAACCTGAACATCGTCTCTGGCGTGTTCCTTGGCTGCTCGTACACCAACCCGATCACCAAGCAGAAGCAGTTCTCGCAGTACTGGCCCTCGGGCACGTTGGCTGGCGATGCGATGGCTATTATCTGCGATGACCCGGACACGGTGTTCAAGGCAGTTATGGTCACTACCCAAGGCGGTACGACGGTGGGTTCGGCTTCGCTGGCTATCGTGGGCAAGAACCTCGTGGCTTCCGACCTCGCTGGAAGCACCAACACGGGCAACTCGTCCAACGGTGTGCTTGCGTCTACGACCACTCCGGTAACCACCACCCTGCCGATTCGTATCATCGACGTTGTTCGCGATACGGCGCAGGCGGTAACGGCGACGGGTTCTTCGTCTACTACGACGATTACGCTGACGGGCTCGGGTCTTCCGAGCGCTATCGTGTCGGGTACGGACGTGGCTTACCTCGCTGCCAACGGTCAGGTTATCCAGACGGGTTCGTATGTGAACAACGCTTCGGGCTACGCAGCGGGTTCCACGAGCATCACCATCAACGCGGCAATCGCTGTGCCGGGTGGCGTCACCGCCATTCCGTCTGCATCGACTATTATCTTTACGCAGTATCCTGAAGTACTGTGTAAGATCCAGTTCGGTGCGCACGGCTACTACTCCGCTACTGGCACCTGATAGGGAGCAGTGACACATGGCTATTTCACGCGCACAACTACTGAAAGAACTGCTCCCCGGCCTGAACGCTCTGTTCGGCATGGAGTACAACACCTACGGAGAAGAGCACAAGGAGATCTACGAAGTAGAAACCTCCGAGCGTTCCTTTGAAGAGGAGACCAAGCTGTCGGGTTTCTCGGCTGCTCCGGTCAAGGCGGAAGGTTCTGCAATTGCGTATGACAATGCGCAGGAAGCATGGACCGCCCGTTACAACCACGAGACGATTGCTCTTGGCTTCAGCATCACTGAAGAGGCCGTAGAGGACAACCTCTATGACTCGCTCAGCAAGCGCTACACCAAGGCTCTCGCCCGGGCGATGGCGTACACCAAGCAGGTGAAGGCGGCGTCGATCCTGAACAACGGCTTCAACGCTGCCAATCCCGGCGGCGATGGTGTCGCTCTGTTCTCGACCGCACACCCCATCGTCTCTGGTGGCACCAACAGCAACACGTTCACCACGCAGGCTGACCTGAACGAAACCTCTCTTGAGGCGGCAGTCATTCAGATCGCAGGCTGGACGGATGAGCGTAACCTGCTTATCGCTGCCAAGCCCCGCAAGCTCATCGTGCCCCCGGCACTGATGTTCGTTGCCAAGCGTCTGCTCGATACGGAACTCCGTGTTGGGACGACCGACAACGACATCAACGCTCTCAAGGCCATGGGCTCGATCCCGGAAGGCTACAAGGTCAACCACTTCCTGACGGACACCAATGCTTGGTTTCTCCTGACGGATGTACCGAATGGCCTGAAGCACTTCGTCCGTACCCCGCTCCAGAATTCCATGGACGGTGATTTTGATACGGGAAATGTCCGTTACAAGAGCCGCGAGCGTTACAGCTTTGGCTGGTCGGACCCGCTTGGAGTCTTTGGTTCGTCGGGTTCCACCTGATAAATCAAGCACTTACGCGACTTGAAAGGGGCCTTCGGGCCCCTTTCTTTTTGTCTTGACTTCTTACTTCCGCCCAGATACGTTACCTGTAACTAAGTCTACAGGAGCGTTTTATGGATTTCGCAGATCTTCCCAAAACCCGTGCTGAAGCTAAGGCAATCGGCGCTGCTCATTACTTCACGGGAACCCCATGTAAACACGGCCACATAGCCCCCAGAAAAACGAAAGGTGCTTGTATTGAGTGCTTAAAGGTCGAATGGCAAAGTAATAATGAAAAACGTCGTGATTATTTTTTTGCCTACAACCGTATGGAAACGGTTAAAGACCGTAAAAACGCTTGGTACACGGCTAATCGTAGTGCTGTAATACAGAGAGCTACTACACGCCCTGCAGCCCAGTTACGTGAGTACAGAAATAACTGGAAACAAAATAATTTAGTCAAAATACGGGCTGATACGAAAGCTCGTCGTCGGAGGCATCGGGAAGCCGCACCGCCGTGGCTGTCACGCAGACAAAAAACAGAGATCCGCCAGATATATCAAACCGCTATAACAATGACCAAGATAACAGGAGAACAATACGTAGTAGATCACATTGTTCCTTTGCGGTCTGACATCGTTTGCGGCCTGCATGTTCCATGGAACTTGCGCATAATCACTAATGCAGAAAACTTGGCTAAGTCGAACAAGCTGCTTCTTCCCACCACTCCTTGACGCCCCTGCCAGTTACGGGTATATAGCGGACAGGTTCTAGGCTTTTTCAGCTACGTCAGCCCTGCCTAGAGGGACGATGCACAGATGACGTAGCGACTCGTGCATGAGGACTCTTTCATGGGACTTGCAACTCATCTTGGGCCGTGGCTGCTTGGCACGGTACGCAGCACCACCGGCACTACCGCTGGGACGATCCGTAACCTTGGGGCGACCACGGTTGCTCAAACCTCGACCAGCTTTAGCTCTTCGGCTTCGGGTGCTTCGACCGGTATCGTTGTTCCGGCAGGTGCGCTGATCACAGACATCATCGTCATTCAGACCACGCAGTTCACGTCGGGTACGAGCGGCACCATCACGGCGCTGATCAACGGCACCGGCTTCGCTGTTGCGACGGTTACGGGCGCAGGCTCGCTGACCAACATCGTACTGGCTCCGACGAGCACCACCACGGCAGCAACGTGGCTCAATATCGGCACCACTGATGGCATCATTACGGTGACGGGTGCAACCCTGACGGCAGGCGCGGGTGTGATGTGCGTCCACTATATCGTCCGTAACCCGGACGGCTCGGTGTACCCGACCGCATCTACTGGCCCGTAATAACTGATCCGGAGACGTTCCGATGACGATGCAAACTGATGTCAAAAGTGCGTATCTGTCGGCTACAGGAACGGCGGTCAGTGCTCGTGTGCGGGTTAAAAGTGTAGTCATCGCTTGCACGGCGACGGCTGGTAGTGTCGTACTTCGGGATGGGGGTGCTTCTGGCGTTACCCTCCTACAGGTTGACACGCCAGCCGCTGCCACCATTGCAAACGTGCTTATCCCCGGAGAGGGGATCCTCTTCGGTACTGACGTGCATGGCACACTGACCAACTGTACCGCGACCGTTGTTTATGGCTGACCCTTGGTGGTAGTTACGGCCCTCTTCGGGGGGCCGTCTTTTTGCGGGCCTGATTATGGCCATTACAAACATCACAACAGCTAACCAAACAACGGACGAAACCAATCCGATTACGTGCGATATCGTCATTACGGATGGGGCGGGGAATAACCGCAAGGTTGTTGTTTTCATTACCGAAGAGCGAAGCCCGACACAGACAACCGTACCAACACTGAGTGGTGTGAGTGGAGTACTGGTAGATACCGTGACTGGAGGTAGCACAATACGTACTTCGCTTTTTGAATGGAACGATGTGAATCTGCCGTCAACTAGCGGTACGTATACGGTTTCATGGGCAGTTGCTAGCGTTGATGCCGCGCTCTCTGTCCTGTCCTGCTCAGGTGCAAAACAGCTACCTTGTGTTAGCCCACGAACTGCAGGTGGCTCCTCTGCACTTACACTTTCATATACGTTGATAGCTGATGCGGGTTCTTTGGCTCTGATAGGTCTTACTGATTCGGGTTTTTCAGCAACACTTACTCCCGGCGCAAATCAAGTAGCTATCCTTGCTCCAACAAGTACAGGTAGCGCGACTCATGCTACTAGCTACAACGCGACTGACTTGACAGTGTCCTATACTCGGGGCGCAGCTAATACATATGCAGTCGTTGCTGCAGCAATCGAGCCGTATTACGACATCCCTATTGGATGGACGGGGGTGTAGATGTCTGTTACGTTTGGTACTCCTCAATTAGCAAATAGCACGGCTTCTGCGACTCATACGTGCACGCTTCCTTCGTATTCCGCAGGGGATTTTTTATTTCTTAATGTAATGTGGAGAGGAGCTAATGTTTCTTTTCTGTCCATTACAAATGACTGGCAAATACTAGACTCTGATTTTCAGAACCAAACTGTATCTACAACTATAGAAAGCGCTATTTTCTATAAAATAGCTGGCGTCTCTGAGTCTGCTCCAGTTATTACATTAGATGCTACGCCTGTAAATACTACTTCCCTTATAATACCTTTTAGTGGCACTGTTGGGTTAGATACTTTATTTGCTAATGGCGGAAGCGGTTTTTCTACAACACGTACCGCCCCCAGTGTTACCACTGTTACGGATAAAGCCTATTGGATTTCTTTTTGCCACCATGACAATTCAGCAGTTGGTCCAGCGACTCAAAATGCTACCGGCACTACTTTAATTTATAACACGCCGGGTACTGTAAATGGTGGGTGGGCTTTTTATGGGAAAGAAATTACTCCCGTAGGCGCTACAGGAACTAATACGTTTACGGTATCTTCTGGTGAAATTATTGCTGCAGGATCAATTATTTTAAAATCACAGCTTTCTTCTGCTGTGTCTTGGTTTTATGCGTGACTTCTACTGGTACCTCCACTATCGCATGACTCAGGATATAATGCCCCATGGCTATATCACACATCTTCACCAACCCCGTACCTGATGGCACGATCACGAGCATCGTGCGTCCGAGTGATTGGAACTCGGCACACAATCAGTACTACACGCTGTCGGGGAACGTGCTGGGTGCGAGTACGGTCAGCGGGACAAATGTCGTTCTGCAAGCGGGGACGAATATCAGCCTGTCGGGTACGGGCCAGACGATTGTCATTCAGGGGACCAACACACCCCAGCCGACTTCTTACGTTTCCAATGTCAACGGGATCTCGGGCCAAGTCAGCCTGAACGCAGGCTCCAGCCTGTCGGCGTCCACCAACGGCTCTTCGATCACCTTCGGTCTCGCCAGTAACATCACCACGGCCCTGCAGTCGGCGAACCCAAACTACCTCACCACGCAAACGGTTCAGACTCAAGCGTCGGTTGCTATC